CACAATATCCGTGATCCAGCCCTCGGCCTTTGCGTTGCCGAAATTAGGGTCGTCGGATTTTGCATGTCCGATGCGAATGAACGGGTCCCGGCCGATCGTCTTTTCCTTGAAATTCCTTTTGATGTCGTCGAACGTCTGCTGCGACATCTTGATTCGGCCGTATTGCGGATGTTTCCATTCACCGATCCGGCCTACTGGGATTTTGAGCGGCATGTCCCTTCTCCTTTCCTACACGCGCGGCGGCCAGCTCCACCGCCCCGGTCCGTCGCCATGCTTTACATCCAAATTGAAAAACTGGCCAGTAGGGTTCAGTACACAAAGATGAACTGTGGTTTCATCGACCACGCCTGTAATAATTGCCGCACGCGGCTCGCTTTTGTACTCCCCGCCCGGAGTCCCGTGGCTTTGGTAATGCACAATTCGTCCAACAGATGGTTGCATGAGTATCTTCTCCTTCATCCTGTTCTCCACCCTTTCGGTATGGGTTCTACCTTGCCCCAGTCCGTGTTCGTGATCAAATCCGGCTCGTATCGGCTATAGATCGGCGTCAGCACCGAACGGCAGCGACCGTGCATTGGCGGCGTATTTGCTCCAAGCGAAGGGTCGTCCATCGCCATGAGAAGTCCATGCCGTGAATGGCATATCTGCGACGTCCGACCGTCCAAGATGGCCGAAAAGCGAACATAATCGACCCGGTTCTCACGGTATGAGATGATCCGGCCGCGGTTGTAAGCGTAAGTCGTCTCCGTAGTGACGATCAACACGGCGCGCCTTTGGTTCTGGTCCAAAAGGTTGGCTATCGATCCCCGAGTGCTCTTCATGTCGCCAGTAACGAGATATTCCAACAGTACCTGCTTGATCGCCGTCACTAAATCAGCCTCTACCTCGCCGGCAAGCCTCAGCTCGCGGCGGCGCAGCACCTCGAAGGCCTCTTCTGGGGTGAATTCCCGGTTCACGTCTAGGATCGGCAGGTCCGCGAGCTTCATACCATGTTTTCGCAGCAGTGCCATGCTCTCCGCATCTGCATGTTCCTGGCCCGCATCAAGCATACTGGCTGCGTGCTGGAGCAGTATCTGTGACAGCATGGCCGGCTGCGGAAGATGGTACTGGTGGATCTCTACCTCGCTGGCGCCGATCGGAATGCCGGAGAACACCATTTTCAGCCAAGCGTCGTATCGGATCAGCAGTTTATCCTCTGAACGGTCCAGAAACTTCTTGATAAAGCGCTCAGTCTTGTTCATCTGTCTTCTCCTGCTGATCGTCGTCCTCTTTCAGGTACTTGGCGTATTCGTTGCGGACCTTCTCGCGCTGCGCTTCCGCATCAAGCTTGCGTTCAGGGAAGCCGAGCTTTGATCTGACATGCTGAAAATCTTCCTCGGCTGAAGAGTCCAAATAGCCAGCATTCGTCATTTGGAGGAAGACGCTTGAGAGGATTTGTATATCCTCATCGTTCATTTCGCGTTCTGGGAACTCGCCTAATTTCTTTTGAGGGCCAAAGTTCATCTCGACTAGCGGCCGCACAAGCTGTTCCAGCAGCGTCTCTGTCAGGTTCTTGAATATTCGGTCCAGTATGAGCTGGTACATGCCGAAATGGCTCTTCCCAAGCGCATAGGAGCCGGACTGCTGGCCCTCATCAAAGACAAGCGACGGCACCAGCATTCCCCGAAATATCATTTTGTTCACATATGTAATGATCATGTGAAACGCATCGCCCATACCTGCGCCTGGGGAATGAAACTTGATATCGGTATTCTCCTCGGCCGTTCCCGACGCCATAGCAATGCCCGTACCATTTTGGAGGTTTGCGAGCACCCTCGCCATGTATTCAATGTTCGATATCTTATATTCTGGATTCTGAGGATCGTCAATCTCTCCATCAGGCACCATGGCAGCTACGGTCGGCGCACCGAACTTGTCCACGGCGTTGACCCACATCTTCAAGACGGGGTCCTTCAGAAGCCAGTTCTTGCGGACGCGCCGGAGCTGGCTAACCCCGTATGGATTCCCAAAGCGGACATTATGTGTGTAGATGATTGCCTTGTTTCTTGGGATATCGACCGGGCTGCCGGAGAACCAACGGTACTGTTTGATTGGACATTCCCTATCAAGTCGACCCGTTTGCTGGTCGACGTTGAAGAGAATGGTTCTAGGATGGTAGGTCGCGAGATAGTCGAGGGTGATCTGGCTGCCGGACGGCTTCCAGACGATCTCCGTGCCGCTGTAACCGGCCCAAATGCCCGAGAGGATATCCGTGCACGCCTCAACCAATGAGCCGGCCATGTCCTCCAGCGCTTCATTCACGAAATCCTGTATCCTGGGATTGTCGTGGGTAAACCGGTCCAGCTTGAGTAGCGTGGACAAGATCATGAACTCTATGCCGGCCGCAACGGTTTCGTCGGTATCTACCATCCGTTCGTACTCCATCAGGTTCGCGTTGTCCGGGTTGGCAATAGCCCGGTCGAACAGAGTGAACGTCGTGAATAGCTGCGAGCCGATCTGCCCGACCATTTGTGCTGCCAAAAGATTCACCTCCCCATTACCATGATTCTATGCTGGCTGCCGCAGGCGTTCCGACGACCTTCGCATTAATCTTTCTTTTCCTGATTTCTACGAACGATAAAACGACAGCATCTGCCCGGTCAGGGGAATCCAGCCCTCGTTTTTTCATATCCTCTTTTCGCTCAAGAGCGATCTTGCCTTTCGACGTCATGCGGTATTTCCGCTGGGTCAACTGCGTGATCAATCGCTCGTCATTGGGCAGTTCTACGTCAACAACCTTCCCCTGTAAGTGTTTCGAAAAAGCCTCTTGGAGGATGTCCCGTAGATTCGCCCACGTCTCCGTACCGCGGTTATCGTAGTGTTCCTCCTCGTCGTACGTTGGCTTGGAGCCGTTGTTGATCGGTATCACAGTCCAATCATTCAGTCGTTCTTCCCGAATGACCTCGTTCAACCGGTCCGTCACCCCGCCGCCGACGCCGCTGTCGTCGACTTTAATCTCGACTTTGCGGAGATGTGGGAAGGCTCGAAGCATTTCCCTAGCAACTGCAATCACCCGGCCTGCCGTGACCATCGTATCCTGCTTGTTGTAGCATCTTAGCTTGAACACTTTCATTCCGATCCGCGGCGCTATGACCGTCTCGTCGTCTCCAAAGCGCGCGACATCGACACCGAGGTGAAGCGTTTCGCCAACAGGTTCCACCTTTGCGCCAGCAGCCAACTCGGCAAGCTCCAGAGCGATAAAGGCATCAGCCTCAGCTTTAGGAAACTCGCCATACACACGGACGCGTACGACGTCACTCTCGGCGCCGTACTTGTCTATGAGCATTTGGATGTTTTCGCGGCTTGTCCGCTTGCTCTTGCGGCTATCGACTTTATGCGTCCGGAAACGTGAGCGGTCACGGTTATGCGAATCATAAAAGATCCCAGCCGTTCGCGTGGGGTTGCCGCACATCAGCAGTTTGTTTTCGGGACCTGTCAACGTACCAAGGATTGTCTCCATGATGGGATCAGCGACGCCGGAAGCCTCGTCTACCACGAAAAACATATAATCTTCGTGGAAGCCTGCCATGTTCTCCGGCTTGGTCGCGGTGCGAGCTGTGGCAAACCAGCGCTCCTCATGGCCGATCATGTATACCTTCGTCTTCGTCCATTTGAGCAAGTTTTTGACCATCGACGACTCAAGCCACTTTGCAACTTCAGCCCAAAGGACATCATGGAGTTGTTGTCGTGTCGGAGCTGTGCATACTACCTTCGGATTTGGCCGGCAGCATAAGAACCAAATAACGAGCGCTGCCTCGAACGCCGTCTTTCCAACCCCTTGCCCCGATCGCACGCTTGTAAAACGGTGATTCGCAACATCCATCATGGCGGATTTCTGCCAATCATCCGGATCGAAGCCAAGCATGTCCTCTGCAAACGCGACCGGATCATCCCAGTACAGGTCGATGATTTGAACGAAAGATGCAACAACACTATGTGGCTTATTGCTCATTGCCACTCACCTTCGCTCACCTTCGCCCGCCTACGTTCAGCCACTTCCATGAGTGCATCAGCCCAATTCTCGGATTCCTGGTTCTTGCCGCCGCCTTTGATGTTGTCGACCTCAGCCTTCAACTTTTCAATACGCAGCTTTTGCTCCTCATCCGCCCAACCTTGGCGGCACATCTCCTCGTACTGGCGAATCATTGATGTGAGAGTGGTCATAGCCCTGGCCTGAGCTTGCAGAAAGGTTGCCTGCTTATCCCAAGCATGCTGCAGCTCAAATTCATCTTCCCATCCGGTATCGGTTCGTTTCTTTCGTTTCAAGACTTCTGTACGATCGTCCTGATCTCGCACAAACATAATTTTTTGTGCCCGAATAATGGCCGTAAACTTAATTTGGATATTTTCCCAAAGCAGATCGAGAGAGTCCATCTGCCCTACGTTGTCGTATATCTCTCGGGTCTCCTCGTCGTCCGGAAGGAATTTGCGAAATAGCCCATGAGATACCGCTTTGCCATTTCGTAAGGGACCTCCAACGCCTCCTCGATTCCCAAGCGCATTCTTATTCCCTTTCGGTGCCCCGCGTTTGGAACGTTCCGTATCTTTCGGAGCGCTCCGTTCTTTCGTTTGGAGCGTTCCATTCAATTTTGTGTCCCATTTATCCTTGCTTTTCCACCCGCGGACGGTTCCATCGGATATACCAAGCTTCTCGGCAATTTTCACAAGATCGAGTTGCCCGAAGCTCTCCAGATATAACTTTTCGGCTTCGGACCGCTTTGGGTCGCGCACTCTTGGCATTACATAAGTCACCTCACCTCCAAGAGGTTATACATTGTTTATGCAAAGACTTATTCACAAACTTTTTATTTTGTGGTCAAGTATAACACCTTGACACTAACTAAGAACCGCGCAACCACGCGGCATCTCACGTTCGGCACTTCCGTACGACTATGCACCGTTTATTCATGGTACATGTATACGATATGCAAAAATCCGAAAATCCGCATCGTTACGGCATTCTTAGGAAATGAATGCTTGCGAACGTTTGCGGCTGTTAACGGCCTTTCGGCTTCGATATACATCATTTATGCATCGTCAGAGTCCCTTTTGTTGTAGTAAAGCAAGCCATTTATGCTCACTGAGTCCATCTTCGCTTTTGCCAACAGCTTAAATACCGTTTCTTTGTCGGATCGATTCTTACTAAGCTCAAGTGATAGCTGCTCCAATGTTATGCCTAGGTCATCCGAAATTTCATAAATGGTCGCCGCTTTAGGCTTAGTTTCAAACGGATGTCCCGTTTCCCTCGCTCCCACAAATATGCCCCTCTCACTGTTTGAGTTGGTTTCGCTCAAATCGTCCCAGCCCCCACCCTGGCATTTTACGGGACATTCACCCAAACGAAAAAAGTCGCCCGATGAATGGACGACTTTGATCGAATGCACCTGTATACAATTATTCACAGTACTATCTTAGCACGGTTAAAACCTAAAATATACGACATCTTTGGGACTCTTTTAAGACATGATTGAGACACGATTAAGACATGCCTATCAGTTTCCCGTACTCCTCAAGCGCTTTGGACCTCCATCGCCCAAACGTTCTTCGAACAATCCTCAGCTCAGAAACGACATCATCGATTGGTTTATCCTCGATGTATTGAAGCCATAGAAGTCTTGCATACTGCGGCTTGTATTCCTCAAACACCTTTAAAGTGTGTTCGATATATTGTTTCTGTTGCTCAAGGTCCTGCAGCTCACTGATTCGTTCGATGGCGGCCTCGAAGTCGTCCAAGTGGCCCGCGCGCGCCTCGATCACTTTCTCGATCTTCCCTCGCAGCTCACGAAGCAGCTTTTCGTCTTCGGCATCAGCGCCGGAAGGCGGGACGGACGCCAGTTGCGACCGCGTCCCGGCCGGATACCGCGTCAGGTAAGCATGGGCAACCGACTCCAGCTGCTGCTCTCGCTTGGTCAAGTACATGTACGTTGGCAGCCCGCGGAGCTGTCGGTGCAGCTCCTGAAGCTTGTCGTCCTCGTTTACAACGTTCAGCGACATTCCGTTGCCGATCGGGTACTTTTCGAGTACCTTCATCCTTGCGACAATGCGCCTGTATTCTTGAAGCTGTTTGATAACTGCTTGCTCATAGTCTTTTGCCAATTGTCCGCCTCCTCACTGTTTCGATTCAGGCTTTCACCGAAGAAAGCAGCCGAATCCAGAATTCTCATCCTTCCATCACTCGATACGCATATCCATTCCATGCTTTTCGTTAGTAGTTGCAATGAAGGCCTTTAGTTCAGAAAACGAATCGTCCCATTCCTTTTGAGTTTGCGGGTAAATGAATTTAATTTTCGTTCCGTTCTTATTCGGCTTATACCATCGAACTGGAACCATTTTATCCTTCAGCATGGAAAGCCAAATGTGCGCCTTGCCAGCAGCAAAGACCCGCTCATCAAGCGATGAAGTCAACTTCTTTTGCTGGATTCTTCCGCCAATGATCCTAATTTTCGGTTCTTCCATGTTTACCTCCCTGTGTATTTTCGTATTCAATCATCGCTTGTAAGTGATTCGGTGGCTTCTTAAGTGAGCGAATTTGTCACAAATGGTTTGAACGGTCCGCTTCGAGTTTGTGAACGGCTGATATGAGAGAATCCGCTTTTTCATCTCTTCGGAATACATCGATACGTCTTTCTCGACAAAGCACGGATTCTCTTGCGGCGTGTCACTTACTTCACCCCGGCATTTAAAAACTGATGCGCAGATTTTGCAGATGCTCGGCATTGGTTCATTGCGGCCGATCTTGGCTTCATGCTTGATTACTGGCACTTAAAGACCTCCTATGTCCTTCGAATTCATTGAGAAACTATAAATCGTTTCGCGAACCGCAATTGCTGTTCGATGTATGGGTCATCATCTTTACCGTCCATTGCGAGCCAGTCACCTATACGTTGGTTGATATCTTGCAAAACCTCCAAAGGCAGTTGATTGGATAGTTCAAGGATTTCTTGCATCGGGTTTTCTTTCACTACGCACACCGCCTGTTCATTCAGATTAACTTTCCTTGACCCCCATGTTACCCCCATTTTCACCTCTGAACTGATCTTTGCCTTGCAAAATATAGACTTGCCCACCGAGAGAAATCACGGTCGGGATACCATTTTTGATTTTGATCGGCATTACTACCGCACGAAAGGACTGGCCGACATGTCGTTGTTTGGTCATTGCCCTATGCCCCTTTCACCTTTTGAATTCTCGCCTTCACGGCTTCCATCAGCTCATTTTGTCCTGTGGCTTTTCGCTCCAGTGCGTCGACCGTTTCTTCGTCCATCGTGCCCTCGGACACAAGCCGCATGACAACAATTCGCCGGGTCTGACCCTGCCGGTGAACCCGGGCGTTGGCCTGCTGGTCCTCTTCGAGGCTCCATATCTGGTCGTACCAGACAATCGTTTGGCAGCTCGACTCCTGCAGGTTGAGACCGTGGCCGGCTGACTTCGGATGAAGTAAAAGCAATGGGATCTCGTCGTTATTCCAAGCCCGAATATCTTCGCTCCCATCCTTCCCCTTTCGCAGTGTCCTGGCTTGCGGGAACCGCTGTTGGATACGAGAAAGGGAATGTTTGAAGTCGTAAAACACCATGACCGGCTTCCCCTGCGCCGCCTCGATGATATCCTCCAGCGCATCCAGCTTGGCCTCGTGGATCTCTTTGATCCCTCGATCCTCGTCATACACGGCGCCGGAGGCCATTTGCCGAAGCTTGTTCGAAAGGACGGCAGCCGTTTGGGCGATAACGTCGGCGTCGGCATATTCCAGAAGCAAGTCACGCTCTAGTTTTTTGTACAGCTCCCGGGCTTCCTGCGACAACTTGACCGGCACGACGCGGTCAATCCGTTCCGGCAGCTCCAACCAATCCTCGGCCTTCATGCTGACAGCAATATCGCTTATGGCCTCGTAAATTCGCTGCTCGGCCTCTTTTTTCTGTTTCCAGTCGTAAACGACATGACCGCTACGGGCGCCGGGCGTAAAATATCGATCGCGGAAACCGGTTATCGTTTTGCCCAACCGCTCTCCTTGATCCAGCAGGTAAATTTGCGGCCAAAGGTCCATGAGGCTATTTGGCGCTGGTGTCCCGGTCAGGCCGATCACCCGTTTCATCATCGGCCGTACACGTCGCAGGGCTTTGAACCGCTTCGCCTGCGGATTCTTGAAACTGGACAGTTCATCGATCACGACCGTGTCGAACGGCCACCTGCTGCCGTATTCACTCACAAGCCATTCAACGTTTTCCCTATTGATCACGTAGATATCGGCATCGACTTTTAGCGCTTTCCGGCGGATAGCGACGCTGCCCAGTACCTTCGAGATCCGCAAGTGTCGGAGATGATCCCATTTCTCGACTTCACGGGCCCATGTATCGTCCGCTACTCGCAGCGGTGCGATCACCAGCACGCGTTCAGCGTCGAAATAGTCGTTCAGCAAGCGGTCAATCGCTGTTAGCGTGGAGACTGTTTTGCCCAAACCCATCTCCAGTAATAACGCGATATAATTCGTGTCCAGAATGCGCTCCGTCGCGTATCCCTGATACTGATGCGGATTATACTTCAACCTCCGCTCACCTCCGCTATGAACCGATCGATGTCTTCGACCGAATCAATCTTGTAATGGCGATGGCCTCGTTTCGTGAGTTCCTTCGCCCATTTCCGCTGCAATGGTTTAAGAGGCTTCCCGGGGGCCTTGGTTTCGACGTACACAGTCACACCATTCGGCAGGATCACGAGCCGGTCGGTCACGCCGTTATTCCCAGGGCTTACCCATTTTGGGGCGAGCCCACCGATTCGTTCCACCTCTCGTACCAGGCGGGCTTCTATAGCTGACTCACACATATAGTTTTCCTCCTGAGTGATGATTACACACGCACGCGTATAGACGTGTTCACGTTTAACCTAGGATTTACGTATATACCCTATTTACTTTTCCTAGGTTAATTTAATTATTATTATTAAGTAGAAATACGATGTATCATATGAATCAGCAGGGTCTAAACCCTTGGTACGGCTGGCTTTTTCCGATTCGTTAAGGCGATACATTACGGATTTTTTGACGTATCACATGCATCAAGGAGTGATTCATTATGATGCATTGACGATCTCCTTAAGGAATCACCTTATCAAACGCGGTTTGTTGCCCATACCCCGGTACGCGGACCCGGCCCGGTAGTTCTTTCCACCCCGGCATGCGGCGCATGATGTCACAAATACTGCGGGCCTCCCACTTCGTCATTGCGCCAGTTCTATTGTGCAGTGCTTCCGCCCAGATCATTGCGGCGCATACGCGCCTATGCGTATACGGCTCTCCGCCAAACTCGTCCTCCACAGGGGTCTCCAGCCACTCCTGAATGGTCCCCTCCCGCGGGTCGATCTCCAAGTGTGCAGCCTGCTGCTGCTTCGCTTCCTCAGCAGCCTTCCGATCCAGCGCCAAGGATTCCCCCGCCTTGTATAGGTGCAGCGCCTCCGCCCAGATTTGCCCCACAACCTCATCCGTAAGATGCTCCCAATGGCTGAGCCGTGCCCGCGCCGGATCAACGTCTACGGGCCAGAAACGGCGGTTTCCGGTCTCATCTCTCAGAAAATCCCGCGTGTTCGTCGTCCCGAAAAAGACGCATTTTCGCGGAAACTCCGATACCTGTCGATCGTAAGCCACCCGATACCGGTCCTCTGTCTTCGAGAGAAACGCCTTGACTTCATCTACTTCGGATTTCTTCATGGCCGACAGCTCGCCGATCTCGAAGATCCACCCCGCCTGCAGGTGCTCGCCGGCCTCCTTGTTCTCGAATGTCCGAAGGCTGTCAGAGAACCAGGCCCGGCCAAGCTTCGCCAGCAAGCTGCTTTTGCCAGCCCCCTGCGGGCCAACCAGCACCAGCATTTCGTCGAACTTGCAGCCTGGGCGATAAAGCCGGGCGACAGCCGCCAGCAGTATCTTCCGCGTCACCTGCCGGGTGTAATGGGTATCCTCGGCCCCCAAGTAATCGATAAACACAGTCTCGATACGCGGTATTCCATCCCACTTAAACGCCTCAATGTACCCCTTGATCGGATGGAATTTATTCATATGAACGACTTCCGTAAATGCGTTGTGTACCGTCGTCGCTGCCCGGATGCCGTAAATCTTCGAAAACCAGTGCTGCAGCCGCTTGTCATCAGCGCCCAGCCATGGCTCGTATTCCTTGTGCGGCCGCTCGAGATCCCGCCATGGCAACGGCTTCCGGATGACCTCCGCATTCCCGAACGCATCGTAAGCCAGCACGTCACGCCAAACGTCATGCGAAAGGATCAGCTCTATGTTTCCCGCCGTGGGAAGGGGCTCCGCGGTTTTATGGTGCAGCTCCAGCTTTTCCTTCCAGTCCTCGGACTCCTCTTCGTCATCTTCATTTTCAAGCCCGTCGTCCATCTCCCCGAACGTATCCTGGAGCTCATCCATTTTCAGCCGCTTGACTTCCGGCAGTCTGGCCACGAAGTGCTCCATCGCCACATGACTGGGCTTCTTGGCGTCTGGCGTATGTTCCTTGACCCGTTCGTCGAGATGGCCGAACTTGTGAACCCGCACGAGGTCGAATAGGTTGTACGTCCGGCTGTCGGCGACCGGATCGCTGTCCTGGTGCGAATAGGCAAGGTCTTGATCTGGATAGACCTCCAGCCCGCTCCCGCTGGTCCCGGCGGTGTACGTGTAGCGATTCGGCATGGAGCCGGGGACATAGATGTCGGAAAGGAACGTGTCGATGCCTTCCTCGATCGTAAACGCCCGGCAGAACAGGCCGATCGTGCCGTGCTTCTCCCGCGGGTCCTGCGCCTTTTTCCCGCCGAGCTGCGGCCCAGCCTTTGCATCCGGATGCCGGGGCCACTGCATGACGTCCTGCCAGTCGTCGTACTCCGCCAGCAAGCCGTCAACGCCCAGCGGATCGCCCTCATAAATCTCCAGCACCGGCTCCGCATCTTTGCTGCAGCTCGGCAGATACATGAGCCGATGAACCTCGAACGTCGTCTTGTCGAAGTAGCCCATGCCGATCTGCTCCGCCAGCTTCCGGCTGACGGCGGCATATTCGTCCGGCGTCATGGTGCGATCAGCCGGCACAATCAGACGGTATTTCGGCTTCTGTGGCCGATGGCTGTGCGTAGAGTACACGACATAGGCGCAGCCACCCAGCACCAGCTCGGCCGTGAATAGGAAAGCATCGTCCGCGCGGTCCACGTCCAGCGTAATCAGGCTGCGCGTATCGACGTTCTCCTTCTTCCGGCGGCCGCCCCGGACAAGCCCACCAACGAAAGCGGGCCCGTCCTTGACCTTGCCTCGACCGATGTTGTGCATGGCGTCATACTGCAACATCGTCTCAGCCGTCCGCCGGACCTTCCGCAGCCGGTCGACGAATTCGTCCCATGTCAGATATTCAGGTTTCCAGTTTGTGTCGGCCCGGTGCTTGCCGAAGCTAATGTCGAGTTCCTGCATGTTTTCACTTCCTTATTCTCGAAAAGCTTCCATTTTGGTATTATTAATGCGAGGTGATTCCGGTCATGTTTAAATCTGGATTTCTTCTTATCACACCCGAACAAATTGCCGCCGCTATATTCAATAAAAGTGATGTTACCGTTTGGCAGAACGGCCGTATTCTTGACTATGGTGGTCCTATTGAAGCCCAAACAGAGCACTCGGTTACTATCAATGGGGCAAAATATTTAAAAGAAACTTGCGAATTTCGGATACGCTGAGATCCATTTACCCCAGCAATTCGTCAAAAGCCTCATCCACGGCCATCCTTAGATTGTTGATGGCCGTCTTATAATAGCTCTCCTTGAGCTCCACCCCGACAAACCGCCGTCCCATCTTGATCGCCTGATAGCCCTCGCTTCCGATGCCGGTGAACGGCGAGAAAATGATATCCCCCGGGTTACTCCAAAGCTCCACGCCCCGGGCAATCACGTCGAGCTGCAGCGGGCAAATGTGTTTTTCATCCTTCTCGTCGCGGGCGCTGCGGTACTGGAGCGTATTATTTGGGTTTATGTCCATCCAGACCGGAGAGGCATATTTCTGCCAAACAAACACGCTGCGCCACATTTCAAACGGCCATGGCTCCCGGCCGTCCGCCCGGACTTCGGCCGCATGCCGTTCGTACGCCTCCCGGCTTACATCCAGCCCCTCGCCGACGAACTCCTCGAATTCACCGCTGATCGGCTCGGGGTTGGTGCTAGGCTTCCGCATCGTAACCAGATAATCAGGAATGCCTTGGCGGCTCATTGCGCTATCCTTGACAATCTGTTTATGGAGCAGGCCGAGCGCCTTCGTTCGCTGCTGTGCGACGACCGGGTCCTTCCAGATGCAGACCTCGGAGTGGTAAATCCAACCCTCGGCCTCGAATGCCCGAATCAGCTCTCCCCGGAAATCCCGGATGCCAATGTAACCGTGATGCGTCTTGCTCGTCGGTAGGTTCATGCAGTGGAAACTCACTAGTCGCCCAGGCATCGTAATCCGGAACAATTCTCGAATCAGAAAACGAAAGTGCTCGAAAAACTCGCCATCGCTCCGGCAGTTCCCCATATCTCGGTCACTATTCGAATAGGTGTACAGGCTGGCGAACGGCGGACTGAAGATCGAATAATGAATGCTGTTGTCAGGCAAACCGCGTGTAATTTCTACACAGTCGCCGTTATAAAGGGCAAAATCGGGTTCAATGACTTGGTCGATCGCATTAACCTGTTGCTGCAAATGTTAACCCTCCTCGCTCATCTCGTTATTACAGTCATCACAAATCGGGCTTCCATCCTCGTCTTCCACGGTCCATTCGCCCACTTTCCCACAAAAGACGCAAGCATCTTTCGTTTCGTGCTTTTTCTTAGACCGCACACCGCTCACTCCTTAACCACGTTGGGATGACGATCGGTCGCTGCGGCTCATACTCGGCCACGTCGCGATCCGCCCGCCGGATCGACTCTGACGTGATGTCTTTGGTGTACTGGACCATTTCCGCGACCATCTTCCGGAAGTCAGCTTCCTTCCGCTTGATGTTCTCGGCCGTCGCGCCCTCCCGGGACGACGTGATCATTGTTACATTCACTGGCTGAGTCTGGCCGAAGCGATAGCAGCGCCGAACTGCTTGGAAAACCTGTTCGAAACTGTCTGACAATCCGACGAACGCCATTTCCGCGCAGTGCTGCCAGTTCATCCCGAATCCGGCGATTGAAGGTTTGGTGACCAGGACTCGGATCTTGCCGGCAGCAAAGTCGAGCATTGCCTGTTCCTTATGGGCCGCTTTGTCTGATCCTTTTACCTCAACAGCCCCCGGAATCGCCGCTGCCAGCGTTTCAGATTCAACGTTAAGATCGCACCAGACCAAGAAAGGCCGATCGGTTACGTTAACGATTTCAGCGCAGGTAGCCACGCGCTGCTCCACTGTTTCCCGCCTAGCCCGTTGCCGTTCCGACAGCGTTTTGGCAGGCTCCCCGTCAACCTCAATCACGTGATCGGTGATTGTAAGAGGTGGGAGATTATAGCCGTCGTCCGTATATCCAAGATCGGACGGTTTCTCCAGCACAACGCCCCAGCTTGCTACCCAACGCCAGAACGATTCCTCGGCGTGACCCTTCAGCCGCCATTTTTGCGTCTCCCCGCCGTCGTGTACAAAGAACATGGACAGCATCTCCGATCGGCCCATGACGCCGAGGAATTCCGCATGATTGCCGATTTCCATGTAATCGTTTGGTGCCGGCGTCGCCGTGCAAGCGAGACGATACGGCGTGAAGGCAAATGACTCAATTAGCTCTGTCCGCAGCTTGCCAGTGAACGATTTCAGGATGGAGCTCTCGTCCAGTACCACGCCGTCAAACAGCACCGGCTCGAATTTATGCAGCATCTCATAATTGGCTATGTTTAGCCCCGATCGGACATCGTCCTGGCTGCGGCACATCGTAATTTCGTAGCCGAGCTCCGCGCCTTCGCGGACTGTCTGGGCCGCCACGGCGAGCGGCGCAAGCAGGAGAACGTCGCCGCCAGTGAGCCGATGAACGTTCATTGCCCACTCAATCTGCATGCGAGTCTTACCAAGCCCGGTCCCGGCGAAGATTGCTGCTCGCCCGCGCCGCAACGCCCACCGGACAAGATCACGTTGGAAGTCGAACAAGCTGCCGTGTAGCTCGTCACGGTCGACATTGAACCCGCTCGGAGGTATGACGGCACGCTTATTACTAATGAAGGAATCGTATGAATTCACGCCAGCATCGCCTCCCAATCTGCCTTCGAATATCGATCCGTCATCTCCGGCACGCAGTGTTCAGGTAAATTGGCCCGGACCAGCGTAGCCGGAATGACGGGTGACACTGAATTCCCACACTTCGCCACCTGCTCCGCCTGCGTGAATGGCTTGCCGTTGAATATTGGATCAATAATGTACGAATCCGGAAAGCCCTGCGCCCGGTACAGCTCACGCGGGGTCAGCATACGCATGCCGATGTCAACGATCACATACGGGACGCCTTGAATGTGCACCAGAACGAGACCGAACCGGTCGTGAGTCGTTACCGTGCCGAGCGGATCGTCCGCTGCCCGCCCAACGCTGTTGCCGTAATACGCGACCATGAAGGCGTAGACGGCGCCGATGTGCATGCCGCCAGCGGTGATCGTCGGGACCGGATCAGCCATGTGGCTGCCGATATTGTCCCCGCGGAACTTAATCAGGTGCGAAGAGACGATCCCGTACCGATTGGAAGTATCCAGCGTCATGAGTGGCTGATCCAACGTTTGGCCCCGCACCTCACTGTTTCGCGTTTCCGTATGGTACTGGATCAAGTTGGTGCATAGGAGGGCGTTGTGGTCGGTCGTCGTGATGGTCGATAGTGGTTCCTCCACTGAGTTACCCCCGCCATTATATCCGCCGCCATAGTGCTTGATCATCGAAGCTGTGACAATGCCCATTGCGTGCGCCGCACCCGCCGGCCGAACCGAACCCGCGCCGGACGTGATCGTGTGTAGGGGTTCATCAATCGCATGTCCTGTTGCACCGCCCCGGAACTTGGTAATATGCGGTAAAACCAGCATGTGCTCGTTCTTCGTTGTAATCGTGGTCAAAGGCTTATCCAGCTCATACTGCAGCCGATCCCCGCCGTATCCCGTTTGTCCGATTCGAGTAATAAATGGTGCCATAAAAGGCACTTTGCCAGCCTCGGCCACCTTGATAATGAACTTGTCGATCCCCCGGGCAATCCGCCGAATTGTGTTTGGCGCGAGCGGCTTTTTCCGTTCAAAGATTGAAGGTACTGGAATGGACCAGTCGATGCAGTCGGCTGCGACTCGATACGGCAGCGGACTACCCGCGCGAATTGTTACCCGCTCAGCCGTATGTGTCGGCTCCGGCCAGACAATCGGCTTCCCGTCGCAACGGGCGATCATAAACAACCGTTTACGAATGGTCGGCGCTCCATAGTCGCAAGCGCGGAGAATGCGCCATTCCACCTCATAGCCGTGCTTCCTCAACGTTTTAATGAAGAGCTTGAACGTCCAGCCCTTCTTCTCTTTGATCGGCCGCCCTTCTTTATCAAGCGGGCCCCAATCCTGAAACTCCTCAACGTTCTCCAGCATGATAACCCTCGGTCGTACTGTTGCTGCCCAGCGGACAGCCACCCAAGCCAGACCTCGGATGCCCTTCTCCCGGGGCTTTCCTCCCCGGGCCTTGCTATGATGCGTGCAGTCCGGCGAGAACCAGCAGAGGGCGACCGGGCGGCCGCCGGTTACCTCCCGCGGAGAAACGTCCCAGACCGACTCGCAGTAATGCTTTGTGTTCGGATGATTCGCCTCGTGCATAGCGATGGCAGCTGGATCGTGGTTGATCGCCACGTCGACGCTGCGCCCGATCGCGATCTCAATGCCAGTCGATGCGCCGCCACCCCCGGCGAAGTTGTCTATGAAAAGTTCTGTCATATCAACATTCCCCGTTTAGCAGGCAAACATTTGCCGAAAGCTTGATAACAGCCGGCAGATTTGAGTTTTCTGTTTTAAATCCCTTCAGGTCGACGCCCAATTCTTCGAGCCGCTTGTAAGCCTTATCCCCATTGTGACAAGAGTCGATGATGGTCAGGATCTCCTCAGTCAACTTAACCAAATCACGGTATTCGGAAATTTTCGCAGCGAGCTTCGTTTTAAGTTTCTCAACAGCTGGCTGCAGTTCTTCCATTAATCCGTTTGTTCCCCGATCAAGTAAGTTATGAGAGATGAGACTTGTTTCATGTTGGACGATATCTGATCTTAAGCTAATTACATGCCCGTTAATGTCAGAAATGATACTCTTCATACGCCAGACGTCGAACCGGTTATACCGCTCGATCAGGCTAAGAAAGGAATCATGGAACAATTGAGCTTGACGTTCGACTGTGTCCGCCTCTTTATAGGCTTCGAAAACAATCGGTTTGACAACAGACTTAACCTCAGCATGGACCGCTTTCCGCAGAACATCTTTTCTTTGTCGTGCCTTATTTTCAATAAATTCTCTTAAATCGCTTTTCTTAATAGCCATTATATGGACCTCCTATTAATCCTTCTGATAGAAATCACACTCAAACCCGGCTGCCTTAAGCGGCAGCCCCGGCGCCCAGTCGATCGACCGGCTCATGATCTCCGTCACATGTTCCACGGAGCCGGTCCCGATCGGCACGTCCAGCACTGCCTCGTCATGTACGTGCATTACGATCTTGTAGCCTTCGGCATCCAGCCGCATCAGGCTCTCAGCCAAGCAATCCCGCGCAATCGCCTGCACAAGGTTCTCTACCAACCGGCCGCCGTACGTCCGGTGTGACATCCATTTCTTCTTAACCTGGTCCATGCCGTCAAAGACGATACCATCCTTGCCAAAATTCGGGTCCGGTTTGATCCGCGGGTTCACGTAGGCCAGACTCCGGCCACTCGGCAGATCGGCGAAAAGCACGCCCGACTCGTAGCGGTATTGGACCCCGTGCTTGAGTTTAACGGTCGTTTTCTCCTGTACAGCCTTTACAGCCGCTTTCTCGGTAGCATACCAGAGCTTGACGATATTCGGGTTGGCGTTACGCCACTTTTTCACGTGAACTGGGTATTCTTCTGGTGGGATTTCCTTCTTCTTGTCCATGTTCTCCATGGCATTCGGTCCGCCTTGAAAGCCGCAAGCCAGTACTGCAACCTTCCCAGGCGCGCGGTATCGGTAATTCTCATGGCCCTTGACGATCGTCTCGAACGGAATACCAAACATCTGCGCTGCCGTGGCCTCATAAATCTTGCCGTGTCCCCTGAATACGTCCAGAACCCAGTGTTCATCCGCCAGCCAAGCGATGACGCGGGCCTCGATGGCCGAGAAGTCGCTGACGATGAACCGGCAGCCGGATGACGGAATGAAAGCGGTCCGGATAAGCTGAGATAAAACAAACGGCGGCGCGCCGAACATCAGCTCCAGCATCTCAAAGTCGCCATTTCGGAGCGTTTCCCGCGCCAGAGCCAGATCATCCTCGATCTCGTTCTTCGGTAGGTTCTGCACCTGAATGAGCCGCCCGGCCCACCGCCACGTACGGTTAGCTCCGCAGAACTGCAGCAGCCCGCGTGCCCGGTCGTCGGCGCAGATCGTCCTTGCCATGGCGTTGTATTTGTCGACGCTTGTTTTGCCCATCTCCTGCCGCAGCCCCAGCACCCGGCGCGCCTCGTCGTCCGGCGCCGCATCCAGCAGCACAGGCATGTACTCTTTGGACAGCCCGTCCGGCGTCTCCAGCCCACGGTCCGCCAGCCAGCCCTTGAGCTGCTGCAAGCTGTTCGGATTATCAAGCCCAGTAATCTCCCGGGCCTCCTGCAGCAGCCGCACCTCGTACTGCTCATCGCAGGCAAGCGCCTGCCGGACTAGAACCGGATCGAGCCGGACGCCCCGGTCGTTGATTTGTTGATCGAGGGCCCACAGCCGCCATTCGTGCGCGGGCACCGGGAAGCGCTCCAGCTTCCGACGGATCTCCCGTTCAACAACAATATCCTGTCGATTGTAGGCTTTGTAATCCTCCCACTTGTCTGGCGCATGGTGTGGATAGTTCCTTGTGCGGCCGCCGTTCGTCTTCGTCGGCTTGCACGGGACGCTGAAATACTTGATCAGCGCCTTGCCCTTAGCGTCCTTCTGGGCCTCAAGCTTCAACACCTCGGCCACGCCCTCCAGATAACCCGGCAGCCCGAGCGTCAGCGCATGGACGGCCGTG